CAAGCCGAACTCGACAGTATCGAACTCGAATCCGGCTATGCCATCGGCGGCTACAGTAAGGACGCGCTGACCGCGGATGGAGGGCATTATCCCCTCATCTGTTCCGGCCCGTGCTGCGCCTCGTGCGCCTGCGTCACTTTCGACCAGTGGCGCGTAAGATCGCCAGCGCGCATCTGGGACTCTTTCGCCTTCAGCCGAATCCACTGCGAAATGGTCTGCGCCGCCTGGTGCGTCATTTCGGCTGACGCTGAATCCAGTTCGAGCACCACCATCGCCATGTTCTGGCGCACGAGGATGTTCTCGCGTCGCAGCAGATCCCGGTTCACGCGGGCAACGTGCCTGGGATCGTTCGGCTGGCCGGCATTCAGCCAGTCCTTGGCGCTCGCGTCATGCAGCGTGCCAACCGCGTAAAGCCTTCGATGCGTGTGCCCGGTCCAGGACTTCGCGGCCCGGGCACAGCGGCTCATCCAGTGAGCTAGCAAGATCGCTGCCTCGAAGTGCATCCGGCGCGAGTACGAACCGATCGACAGCACCACATCCTCGCCGAGGCTCTTCACCTCGACCTTCAGCGGGAGGTACATCTACGTTTTCGCTTTCTGCATGGCCTCATCGATAGCGGCATCGAAACGTTCCGCTGCCTGCGTATGATCCAGTTGATTGATCGCGACGAACGCCTCTAGGCCCTTGGATGGATTGAGAGCAAGCGACCGAAGGAAACGATACCGCGCGGCGCACTGTTCAGTAGATTCAATCGCTGGCGCGCTCATCTACCTATACTCAGTGCGCGGCTCGCTGGTCAGTTCGCACAGCGCGCGTTCCATCCATTTCATAGCGCCGTCGTCCGACATCGTAACGACCGTGCCTTCGACGAATGGCAGGCTCTTGCCGTCGCGGTAGATGATCTTCAGCCGCGGGTACTTCGGATCTTTCTTTCCGAGCCCGAAGGAATCCGCGCCCTCGCAGGCTTTCGCAAGATCGCGCCCGCCTTCGGCCACATCGACTAACAGTTTCACGTTTGGCATGTCATCTCTCCTTATGCGCAGACGATATCAAGCGCACCAGCGGCGAACGATGGCGTGATCCCCGCGCTCACCGCGAGCGTGGCGGTCAAGTCGCCGATCAGTTGCAAATTCCCCGCGCCGGTGTTGGTGTCACCCAGGCCGAAGCCGAAGAGCGTCGCGCCGGTCGCCCCGCCAGTCGGAAACCCGATCGCGTTATCGTTATCCGCCGTGTCGTTGGTGACCGTCCACTGCGTGGTATTCCTCGCCTCGTCCTGTCGGAGATAGTTCGTGTACACAGTTTCGTTCGTGGTCATGTCGCCGCCCTCGGTATGACCGGGCGAGACCGTCAGCGTGATCCAGAACACCCCGGCCGTTGTGGAATTCTGCAACCCCGCAGCGTCGCCGATGTTCGGGCAATCGACGTTCGTGATGATGAGAGCCAAAAGATTTGTCTCTAGGGCGTTAGTCGCACTCATGATAATGTCCTATGGTTGAAAAGATTATGCCCTACACTGGCGGTGAAGTAATCCCGAGTTGCGCTAAGTCCACCACGTACACGCCGCGCCCCTTGAATCGATGCTCTGTCGAAGGCGCCCACGCCAACAGCGTGCCGCCGATAGACGTATTCCAGAATCCGGCATGCGTTACGCGCGCGCCCGCGGGAACCTCGAAGCTCACCTCACGCTCGGAACGCATGCTGCCGTCTTCGGGATTGATAAACGCGATCTGCATGCGCCGGTAGACGCCGCCACTTAGCTCGTGGCCGTCCTCGGGAATACCGCTGTGCAAGCTCACGTGCGAAATGGTCGCCGCGAGATTCCAAAGCATCAGCGCCTTGCCTTCGTCCGTGTACGGCATCGCGCCTACTGCTGATCGACCGAAGCAACGCGCTGGCCGTATAGTAGCGTGCCCTTGGCGTCGTAAACTGGTTTTACCGGGAGCATGAGCGTATCGCGGATCGTGCTCGCGATCATGCTGCCGATAGCGCTTTGCTCGCGCGCGTTCAGCCCGGTCGATCGCCGCGCACTGTCGCCGTTTCCAGCATTGACTTGCAGATTCAGGCTCGGCGCAAGCGCCGGAAGAACAGAATCTTCTCCGAGTCCGCGCAGAAGTTCGTCGGCCATTTCCACGAACTCACGGTTGAGCAGTCCGATTGCATCATCGATGCTCGCGCGAACTAGCGCGGGATCAATGCTCGACCCATCCGCGCCGCGCTCGCCGTCCTTGCCATCTGCGCCGCGTTCACCGGGCGCGCCATCCTGCGGCTTAGGAAACGTTGCGAATAGGCTGACCACGTTCGATCGCACGAGCTGTTCGATGAAAGCGGGATCGGCGTCTTTTCCGTCCTTGCCATCCTTCGGCAATGGCAATTCCCGAACCGCCACGCGCACCGAATCATTGACGAGGCGCGCGATCGTATCGGGATGAACCGGTTCGGCGTCGCGGCCGTTCGCGCCTGCCGGCCCGCGCTCGCCCTGTAATCCGTCCTTGCCGTTGAGCCCGTCGCGCGGCATGGGAATCTTCGATAACTGCCGCTCGACCTCTAGCACGATGGCTTGCGGATCGGCGTCTCTGCCGTCGTGTCCATCGATGCCATTCAGCCCCGGCTTGCCGTCCAGACCCGGCACACCATCTTTCCCGGCCGGTCCGTGCGGTATCGATTTCAGCCGCGTGTCGAAGTCATCCAGCCGCGCCTGCAACGACTGGAATGCAGGCTCTATCCACGCCCGCACCGTGCCGAGCATGGACTCCGTAATGCGCTTGGCATCGATCATAGTGCGGCCCTCACCAAAGATGGAAGAGTGCGCGCCTGTATCGCAAGCTCGCGCTGCATCTCGGCCGTTTCATCCTCGTCATCATCGCTTGCAGCAGGCGCAGCGGCCGGCGTTGACTTGGCCGCGAACGGATCATCCTGCGCGTCGCGCTTGGCGAGTGCGCCGAGACTGTAATTCTGCTGCTGCAGGTACGGCGTATCGCCGCCATCGACCGGCGCAAGATTCTGTTTCGCGCGCGCCTCATCAGGAGACATCCAGCCGCCGCCCACGGCCTTACCTAGCGCGTCGATCATGGTCGCGTTATCCATGCGCGCCAAATCGTCAACCTCGAACTCGGTGCCGTAGCGCTTTCCGCTGGCGTCGAGCCCTAGCCCCTCATCGAGCAACGCCTCGATCGCCTCAATCAAAGTCTGCAAGCAATCGGCGTAATAGATCCGGTTCATGTCCTCGACCTTCTGCCCAGCCGGCAGCGTCTCGAGGCCGATTTTGAACGGCGGAACGTGATACGCACTGGCAATCGCGCGCGCGGTCAATTGCAACTGTTCGGTCATCTGCGATTCGCGCGCTGTCGGAGCGAACGCTTCGTATTTCATCCCGTCACCGAGCACCGCCGTCTTGCCGGCATTGTCCCCGGTGAATCGCGTTGACCATTCGCGCTTAAGCCGTTCCGCCGTCGGATCGCTGATTTCATGCGGCGCAGTGATAATGCCGCCCGGCATGGAGCGGTTGCGGAAGAACTGATCTGAGTTGCTTTGAATGCTCAACCCCTGCTGCGCCGCGAGTCCGCAGGCGTAGATCGGGGATACGCCGACGAGCGGATGAAACAGACACGTCGCCCGGTCGTGAATAATTTCGCTCGCCGGGATCGCCTCGACCTCATCTGTAATCTCAGCGAGATAATCCTGCGCAAGCCGATAGAACACATCACCGTTTGGCGCGATCAACGGCGTCACGCGCCACGGATCGAGCACGTGCATGGCGCGAACAAGGCCGCTGCCGTCGCGCTCTTTGAGCACGTAGGTATTGCCGGCCGGCCCGAGTTTCGATAGCGCCCACGCCTCGATAAATTTCTGCCGAGTCTGGTACGCGTTCGGCTTTCTAATCACGGGAGAGAATGCCGCGCTTCTCGCCTCGCGCCAAATGCCATCATCGCCAAGCTCGACGAGCTTAAGCCTCATCTTGCCCAAGTCCGCCGCGATCAAACTTAGGCACGAGTACACGGCCCAATTAGCGAGCACGCGATCGGTATTGATCGGCGTTTCGTCCGCCTGCCAGGCGCCCGCACGGAAATCGAAAATAGTTAACCAGCCGCGATTACCCTCCGTCACAGGCGAAAGCGTTTGCATGCGCGGGCGAAAGGCCGCGCCTACTGCCGTTGCCAATCGCTTAAGCACGAGCGCCGCACGGTTCGCCATCGCTAGGCCGTTTCTTGCCGCTTGGGCAGGCGCAGCGTGCGCTTACGCGGCTCCAGCGGAACATCCATCACGGCATGCACCAGCGTGCGCGTATCGACCGCCGGCGCAGGTTCGGACGCCTCACCGATACGCCCGGCCGCGTCCAGTTGCGCCTTACGCAATGCAATGAGAATGCGAGCGTCGCGCTCAGTTGCCTGGAAGCATTCGCCAGCGAGCATCCGCCTTCCCTTGCCGCTCGGATATTGCAGCGTCTGATTCCTCGCGACCACGAGACCCAGCATTTTCATTGAATTGCCTCACAAGAAAAACCCGGAGCCTCTCGACTCCGGGAAAGTTGCTACCAACAGGAGGATAGTTACGAAGTCACGCCGCCGTAACCAGCATCGCCGACGAAGCTAACCGCCGTAGTGCGGCGCTTCTGGAAGTTGATGCGACGGATTAACCGAATCGCCGTCGAATCCTCTTGGAACATGTTGGTCAAGTTCGCGGAGGCTGCAACAGGCGTATCGGTCGCGCCTTGCGGAGCGCTATCTTGCTCGATCGTTGCCTCACGAGAGATTGCGACCTGGATGCCGGTATCGCCGATCTTCCAGATTTCACGCGGATCGAGCAGGATAAAATCGCCCGTACTCACGTTGTCGCCAGTGACGAGCCGCATGCCCTCCAGCGTGCCGCCGCTCAACATGGCACCAGGAAATTCCGGGAAGCCAAGCGAGTTACGGATGAGCTGCAACGCAAGCCCAAGCCCGCGCGTCGTGACGAACGTCAACCCGCCAACATGGCGAGCCGTGATGAAGTCCGCCATGAGCGCCTCGATATCCGAACGGATGTTGTCGGCCGTCGCGCCGGCGGATGTTTTCGCCGTTACGCCGTTCAGAATCCCCGCCGGAGATACGCCCGCACTTGCGGCAGTCGTGGATAGGAACGTCTGATCCACGCGCTGAGACATCGCCTCGGCGAGCAGATCGCGGACCCATGTTTCCGCTGCTGGCGAACTGTCAGCGAGCAATTCGTTGCTCACAACAGCCAGCGCCGCCACTTTCAACGGCGTGAGACTGACGCTAGACGCAGAGCCTTGCGTTGCCGGGATACCCTTGCTTTGGCCCACCCAGTAACCCGTAGCCGCTCCGTCCGTGCCCTTGACCGTCACATGCGCAGGAATCTCGCGCAGCGGCAACTGGTCGAACACAGTCATCGCATACAGGAACTCGATAAAGTCCCCGGTGTAGCGCTGGTCAGACTGAACCAGCTCCGCGCCCCACTCGCCCGAGTCAGAGCCGCCGCCCGGTACAGCAGCCATGCGGATGCACTCGACCAGCGTCGGATTCGTCTTGCCCCAGCGCGCTTGCGCGATATCGACCGGGCTGACGTGATGATTGTGGGCCAAGGCCATCGCAATAACCTTGCGTGTCCAGTTTTGGCCCTTGAACTTCTCATCCTGATCTTTCACTTTCAGGTTGAGATAAGGCGCGCCCCGCTGCACGGTCCGGCTGTGCGTTTGCGTGATCGGCCGCGCTTCCTGCGAAGTACGCAGTTCAAACGATTTGGCCCGGATTTGATCGTCCAACGAAACCAGCTCGGCATCGAGCGAATCGAATTCCGCGCGCATTTCGTCCGTGACCGCATCCGGAGATTTCTGAAACGCAAGGTTAATTTCCCCCTGCCTTTCCATTTTAGCGATACGCTGTGCGCGTAACTCGCCGAGTTGTTCATGCAATGTAACCATGATTCGACTTCCTTTACTGCCGCCGGAGACGCCCGGAGTTACGCTCATGCGAATGCCAGCCGCATGCTGATTGCCGGACGCGGCGAGCATGGCGGACATCGATAGAGCAGGGAGAGGTGAGCGCATGGACGCGCTCGCTGTTTTCTTGCTTTCAGGTTCCGCAAGGGAAGCGTCAGCGAACCCGGACGCAATCGCATCCTTCGCCGCGAGCCACGTTTCCTTGCGCATCATTTTCAACACGTCGGCAACGGCATTACCGCTGCGGCGCGCGTACAGTTCAGCGACCTGTTCATCAATCTTCGCGAGCAGATCGGCGAACTCGGCCATGTCGGCGGAATTCCCCATGACCATTCCGCTAGCCGAATGGATCATCAGGAAACTCGCTTCCCCGATCTCGATTCGGTCGCCAGCCATCGCGATGATGGACGCGGCGGACGCGGCCATACCGTACACGCTCACGCTCACGTTGCCGGGATGCTCGCGCAGCAGGTTATAGATCGCGATCCCCTCGAAGGCATCGCCGCCGGGCGAATTGATCGTGAGCTTGACCGAGCCCTTGCCGAGCGCACGAAGCGCTTTCTGCATCATGCCGGCCGAATAGCCGCCCCAATTCTCTGGACCGATCTTCTGCAGGATGGAAATCTCGCCAGCAGCTTTGGACTCAGCCGTAATGCTCTTGTCCCACCGCGACACCGCAGACTGCGGCGCGCGGAATTTGAGACCCGATGGACGCGCCGCCAGGCGTATGTTCGGAAGTTGCGATCGGTGCATGGTGCGCGCTCCAAATGAAAAAGCCGCCCCGAAGGCGGCTCTGCGTGATCTTAAGAAAAACGGTTAGACGAAGAGGATTTGATTCTGTGGCGCACGCGCCGGATTAAGCTGCATCAATGACACCGCATCGAACATCGCCATCAGCGGATCGATTTTTGCGAACCCCGCCGCCGCCTTCGTGATGATGATTGCATTCCCGCGCGGCTCGACCTTGGCGTTGCCTACGCACCAGTCCATCATCCGCTGCCCGCCGTGCAATAGCTGGCCCTCGGCCAATCTGCGTTCAGCCGTTTTAATCGCGCC